TGCAAGCACCATCAAGTATCTCATCGTTACCCCAAGCCTCTACTCCAATGATGATGAGTGAGGAACGTACAGAAAGCGACTTGCTCAAAGCAAGACGTGGTAGCCTAATGTATCATAAACTCAATCTTCTTCGTCGTTTGATTGCGGCACAAGAACGTGCTGAACGTATGCATAAGTCAATGCAAGGTACACGTTCAGCAATGGAAAACGGTCATGTTCCAAGTCACCCTGCGGGTGTACGTGCAAAAGACGAAGAAGACCCTGAAGGTCCAACCGAAAATTTGGAAACAGATGCAAAGCGGTTTGGACTTGACCCTGCTGGATATTTGACTTCAAAGCGGGGGCATATGGGATGATACGCATTCTACCGCCACGTTTGCTTAAAGCATGGAGTATGATTGCTCATACTTCTGAAGGTCCAGTAAGTTTTCGCAATCCACCTGCTCAAACATTTCGTCCACCGCATGAACCTGACATTCCCGCTTTTGCACATAATGGTCGTGGAGATGTTATTGAGGGTGAGTGGGATTCAAGTTCAGGTCCGTTAGCGTATAAGACACAACGTGGTAATTTTTATCACGGAATTGACGCTTTAGCGATGAAACTTGCTGATTTTTTCAATAAAACAGGAAGAGGTGACATAGACCCTGTTGCAGTCATTAACAAGGCTATTGATAATTTTAATCGTTCTCACACACATGGACATCATCACGAACTACCTCCGTTTGATAATTTAGCATGGCGGAAAATACGTGCTAATGCTTTACCTCGTGGTATAACATCAAAAGATGAAAATGGTGAAGAAATTACTGACCGTCAAAGTCGTACACACAATAATACGTTGATTACTACACTTACAAATTTAAATGCACATAAAACTCCATTTGGTCGTTTTATTGAATCCTATTACATTCCGTTTCATCAAAATTTGTTTCATTTGCTTCAAGACATGGGATATGAAGACCGGCAAATCAAGGGTTCTCTCAAATCAGGTGTAACCTATCCGTATGTCTATGCAAAACATACAGCACCGGAAGGTTATGTGTACACAAATGATAAGGAACATCCTGAAATGTATACCAGTGAAATGATGGCAAATGCCCCTGAAGGGTATTTTCCCGAACAACAAAGTGTGCATACATGGGAAACAGTGCATCACTTACCTGACATTTTCTTTTATCCATCAAAAAAGAATGAACATAAAGATATTATGAGTGGGGGTGAAGCACCGACAAAACTTGTAGCGGCTGCTCATGACATGATTAACCAAGCAATACAACAAGGCGGTATTGAGTCTATTCCTAATGTACCAGTTACACTTAACGTAGGCACACTTGGCGCACCAAACATGATACAGCGAGGTCTTCGTGAAATTCTTGGAAACAAAGACCTCAAAGAAGCACTTGTTAAAGACATGGCACATGTACCCGCTATGATGTATTTGTTTGGTCGGAGTTTTCAAGGTAGTTTCAAAAAATTGTATAACTACATGATGGAAAAATATGGTGCGCCTGAAGATTTACTTTCAGCCGAAGAACATGGCAAGTACTTCAGGGCAGGGGAAAAAGGCGGTCAAGGTTTGCACAAAAATGCAAAGCGTATCATGGCGGTTGCACGTTCTTCGGGTCAAGGAGAAAATGAAAATCGCAGTAAGTTTGGTGAACATCAAATTACATCCGATGAACTTGAAGTCATGGGGCTACCTTACAGCGAACAGCGACTTGGACAAGTAGACCGATTCCGTAATGTTATCGAAGCATTAGCCAACCACCAAGCCGAAGTACGAGGCCACACTGTGCAAATGGGTATTGGTGAAATCCCAACAGACCCAATGCGAATGCAAACCATTCACGGTTATCCCATTCGTGACCCTGAAACTGGTGAGTTCCCTGCACCAGTATTGGATGAGCATATGGAAGCATATCTTCACGGACTTGAAGATTTTGCGCCAAACAAACAAGAAATGTCCCAGCCGGAAGGTGTACCTCCCGTTGAACAGGCAAGAACACCTCCGCCTGTTCCCGCACCACAGCAAAATCGTCCTGTTGTTCAGCCGGCTGGGACACCCACTCCTGAATTTCAGCAACTACGACCCGGTATTGCTGACTTCACACCAGCGCAATTCCGTGAAATGTTGCAAATTGCAGGGGCGACCCGACCGCAACCAATTAGTGATGCTCCTTTGACCGAATTGGAAGCAAGGTCACAGCAAGCCTTATCAGACCCACGCCAACGTCTGCTAACTGATTACATGAAGGCCGAGGACATGCATCTTCCACTTATGGACAGACTGATGAAGGCTCTTGAACGTATGCAATACAAAGAAGCAAGCCTTGACGGTGACGTTTCTACACACATTACTCCATCGCTACAATCACCAGTAAATCTTGCAAAATACACAGGATTGACCAGTAGTGAAGTTACAGCAATACAACACACAATGGGTGACTGGCATACTATTGCGAAATCATACAATGTCAAGCCTCAAGTTGTAAAAATAATAAAGATGAATTTAAGGTGAAAGTATGTCAAATAAACCAGTTTTAGTATTGAAAGATATTCAAACATTGCAAACCGTAGGTGCAAGTAAAAGACCTTCTTTCATGGGCATGTTGAGAACTGCATTAACTGGTAGAGATAGAGAAGGTAGCCCAGTCGGAATAATGCGTCGATTAGGCAATGCATTAGGCGTAGGTGCAAAAACTGCCGCCGGAGCCGGAGCAGCCCTTCAAGCGGCTCATTCAATGCAAGGTGGTAATTTAGCCGCCCCTCTTCAAATAGGTCAAATGTACGAAGGACTTGACCCAACTGGTTCATTTAGTCAAGGCTACAATGAGAATTTTGGTGAAGGAGATTCAGTTGCAGGGAGAAATAATGCAGCAAGACGATTTGTGCAACAAGAACAAGCACGATTCGGTCCTCAACAAATAACCTCACCAGTTCCAGTTTCATCAGCAGTTTCTACCAATATCCCACTTCCTACTGCTACTGGATTACATCCTATTAATGAAACTGCACCAGCAACGGCTCCAACAACGACTGCACCAGCAACGGCTCCAACAACGACTGGTCGAGCATATGGACTACAAATAGGACAAACTGGACAAACTGGACCAGTAATGCCCACACAAACACAAGCACCACCAGCAGGTGTAGACCAATCTGTTGTGGAACAAACGGCAGGTGCGTATTCGGCTGCAACAGACCAACCTATGGGAACACCCGGTGGACCTGCTGTGCCACAACAAATACCCGGTGTACAAACACGACTCCCTCGTGGTGGTCCACTTAATGCACGAGGGCCTGACATGAGTACGGCGGCACAACAAAGAGGTCCACCACCTGCACATACATCGACAATGCATCCAATGGCTGCTCAACAATCAATGGTGGGTGTTCTACCACCGATGAGTCAAACACCATCGGCGCACAGTACTGCGAATCCTATGACCCTTGCACAAGCAAATGCCCTAATGGGACAAAACATAACAGGTGGTCCTAACTCATATGGTGTAGGAGTAAATGATGCAACTTTTGGCAATATAGCCACTTGGGGTCAAGACCCAAGTTTAGGTGGACAGTACCCTGACCAGTTTAATTACAAAAGAGGAACTCCTGACTTTAACTTTCAAGATACTGCTTCATGGACGAATAAGATGCTCAAAGCATACATCTCTTACCTCTACGCCAACATGGGTTCATACTTGTACAAAATGACACCGCACGAAGCAGGTATTTTTGCAGTTGATACATTCTTTAAGATGCGAGAGTGAGTAAATGAGCGAAGACATTCAAGCCTTCATTGATGAAATGGATGCGAAGATGTCGGCAAAGTCATTTCGATACTTCTTTGAGAACATACTTGGATTTGATTATTCATATCACCATGAATGTTGGGACAAAGGATTGGAAGAAAACCGATACTACTGTGTCAAAGCAAGTCGTGACCACGGCAAGTCTGTTTTCTTCATGTCCTACGCTTTATGGCTTGCAGCCTTCAACCCCGGTAAGCACATTATGATTTTCTCACACTCACTTGAACAGACGCTTGAACACATGCGATTTATTCGCAACAACATTGAATCAACATCCATTTTACGTGAGTTGATTCCACAAGGCCGACCGTGGAGAAAGACATACTTTGAGTTTGCAAACGGAAGCCGTATGATGGCAAAGTCGGTTGGTGGAGGTACTCGTGGTTTCCACCCCGATGTGGTTGTATGCGACGATATTCTATGGGGTACTACGGGTACTGAATTGCAACGTGCGGCTGATTGGTTCTATGGTGTTTTGCTTCCTGTACTGCACCACAGTGGACGCATGATGATTGTCGGTACACCGTTTTCGTACAACGACTTGTACGCTGAACTTGAAGAAAGAGATGCTTTTACCGTTGAAACATACCCTGCTATCAACAATGAAGGAGAGGCACTATGGCCTGAACGATGGAATCTTGAGGCTCTTGACCACAGAAGACTCTCTATGCCAGCCATTCAGTTTTCTCGTGAGTATCTTTGTGAACCAATTCACGACGTTGCGAGTATGTTTCCTAACGACATATTGGAAAAGGCTCGTGACAAAGACTTGGTATTGCTTGACAGGGCTGAAACCGATTACGACGAAGAAGGTGAACCTGTAGGAGTTTTTGGACAACACTTCATTGGATGGGACACAGCGATTGCATCGGATAAGAACGCTGACTTTACTGCAATGATGGTTCTTCGTACACCACCAAATGATAATGTAAAACAAATTGTAGGTATTGTACACGAGAAGGGATTGGGTGGTGCGGCGCAAAAGAAACACATTCTATTGCTTAACAATCGTTTCAAGCCCGATTTGATTGAACTTGAAGGTAACAACTTCCAGCGTATGTTTGCGGCTGAACTCAAAGATATGCGTGAAGACATCCCTATCAAGACGTTTATGACAACTCGACAGCGCAAAGAAAGCATGTTCATGTCATTGTTGATGGCGTTTGAACAAGGGCAAATTCGTACACCGTATGGTGATGAACGTAGTCGTACTTTTACACATAAACTTGAACAAGAACTCAACCGCTTTGGTATGCAAAAGAACGGTAAGTTGGAATCTGTTGGTACGCACGATGACTTGGCTATGGCATTAGCATTAGCCAACTGGGGTACGAAAGAATTCCGTGGCACAGTTGTTTTGCTTGACGATTGGATGCCCGGATTTGGCGATTGGCTCGACAACACTGTAGGTGGTAAGAAAACTGGCGGGTGGATGATACCATGAATACAACACATCTTGGTAATCATCAATTCATGTACTGCGGTATATGTTACAAAGATGGAGATAAACCGTTTGGGTTTTGTGAATTGTGTTGGGTAGAACATGGTAAACCGGAGGGAATGAAATGACTTGTAATTGTGAACATTGTGTAGGAATGACATCGGCATGGGATATGCTTGAAAAGAAATTATGCCCTGAAGGTAAAGCGGCGGCAAAACGTAAATTCAAAGTTTATCCATCAGCGTATGCTAACGGATGGGCCGTACAATATTGTCGTGGTAAGTTCCGCAAGAAAAAGGGGAAGAAAAAATGAAATTAAAACGTAAATCATGTTGTTGTGGTGGAACTGAAAAAACTCCTTGTGTGTGTATGATGAAAGGCGTAATGGAGTGCTCGGCTACATCACCAAAGTGTCCTTGTTATGCACTACTTGATAAACAAAAAAACAAAATGAAACAAATGAAAAAAATGGTCGGCATAAGGTGATTTTTTGAGTGCTCGCTGTTCTTGCTGTAATGACGTTCTTGTTATCAAGAACTTGAACCGTTGGTTTAAGGAAAAATGGGTAGACGTTTCACGTAAGGACAAAGACGGTAAACACCCACCATGTGGTCGTAGTAAAGCAAAAACATCAAGCAAAGGTTATCCAAAGTGTCGTCCAAGCGTCAAAGTATCGAGTAAAACTCCAAAGACCAGTGGCTCAATGAGTGAAGGTCAAAAGCGTGCGGCTACAAAACGCAAGCGAGCCAAAAAACAAGGTGTAGGTGGAAAACCTACGGTGGTGAAAGCAATGAAAGATGAAAAGAAAGACATGAAAGGTAAGAAAGGCATGGTAATGGTAATTGCCATTGGTGCTAAACCAAAGAAAGTCGGTGTAAAGAAGAAAAAGGACTAAATGATTGGTCAATGGAGAGGTCAATATGTGGGGTAGTGCATTCGTGGGCGATACCTATGATGTGCCTATTCATTTTTCTGATGAGTTTTCCAACATGGTCGTCAAAGCCTTATCTCAACACCCTCATTTTTCATATGAAAATTTACCAATCGAAGTTTCTTCTACTTTAATGATTAAAGAAGATTTAAAGAAATACTCGTTTGCAAAAAACGGTGATGGGTGGCTTGAATCGACATGGGGTAAAAGTGCAAACGATATTATTCGTGAGTGCCGTAAAGCCCGTCGTAATGATAAAGCCAACAAGCATCTGTATGACTCAATTATCACCGACGTACGTATGCTCAAAGCAATGGAAGTTGAAGCAACCATCAAACAATTGACTTGGGCTAATGGACTTGATGAAGTTATCAAAAGTTTAGGGCTTGATGATAAGTTGCTAAAAGCACTGCGAAAGTTTGGTGAAAGTCGTTCTGTAAGTCTACAAAAAGCGTGCCAACAATTTTTGAAAGCCAATACAGTTTTGAATTTACTTAATGACAAAGTAGACTGGACAACCGAAGACCAAGAGGAGTGGGTCAATGCCACCCAATTGCAAAAAGATGCAAAGAAAATGTGGCGCAATGTACTCAAGCAAACAGATAATTTACCACACGTTGATGTTCAAGCACTTGAGTTTGCATCCGATGTATTGGAAAAAGAAGGCCCACTATCAAGTCGTGAACTTGTACGACGAGGTGTAGGGCATCTTGAGAAAAACATGACCGTTAATAAAATGGCATCGTTGCTTAAAATGTATGGTGAAGAATACGATGTTTACAAAGCAACATCACGAGGTACATATCTTAAATTTGGTTCTCATGGTTTAATTATCAAAGACATATGGGGCTACATGGCGGGTTCTCTTGATTCTGATGGTAGCATATTTATTTCAGAACGTGGCGACCCTCGTGTAACTTTTGTAGCCAGTGGTAACATGGGTAAGCAATTGTGCGAAGATTTGCAAAAGGCGGTTGGGTGTGGTCGTTTGGTAACTGACCAAAAAGTTGCAAAGAATACACAAAAGTCAATCCATCGACTTATTTTTTCAGCCAAAGATGATATTCGGCACGTTCTAAAACATTCCATGCCTCATATGCGTTTGAAAGACTTACAAGCCAAAGCAATGCTTGCATATGTTGATGAAAAAGACAAACTGCGTAAAAATGAGTTGTATCAATTGGTAACATTTACCAACTGGAAAGACCATCAAACCAAATCCGAATCGTTATTAAACAAATGGGGAGTAGACGCTGATACCATAGGTGGCTATGCGGAGGGATTGTGATGGCGGAAGAACAAGGTCGAATCTCAAGATTCCTATCAGCAATCAGTAGTCCATTCCGTCGTCGTGAGAGTCCTACACCGACTATGCCGCTTTGGTCAAGTGGTATTCAAGAACCTGTCATGGCGCAGGGTATTACACTCCCTGCATTGTTTGCAGTAAGTAACGAATCACTTATTCTACGTACTGTACTTTCAAAACTACGTCAAGAAATGTTTCGACGTGGGTTTTACTGGGAAAAGCGTTTTACTGTCAAATGCACAGTGTGTGATGAAGAATATCAACAAGAGATGGAAGCGTGCAAAGAATGTGGTGGTGCAGTACGTAAACCCGACCCTGATGAACTAACCTACGCTAAGTGGTTACTCAAGCAAGAAAATAGCATGGAGCAATCGTTTCACCATCTACTTCATGAGGTTGAAAATGACCTTAACATCATTGATGATGCATTTTTAATTTTGGTAAAGGAGTACTTCATTGACCCTGAAACTAAAGAAGTACAATTTTATCGAGTCAAAGAAATGGTGCGTGGTGACCCTATTTTCATGCGTATTGTTGCTGATAAACGTGGTGTACGTGGTGGACGATACAAGACCTGTTTGATACACCGTGAGCAAGTAAAGACCCACGCCGAAGATGATACGTGCGAAATATGCGGTTCTGACTTACATGATGTCCATTACGTCAATATGGCGGGTAGCGGTAAGACCCAGTACTTTGTTGAAGGAGAAGTACTGCATGTTTCAAAATACAATCCATCAAAATTGTACGGTCGCTCTCCTGTCAATACCATGTGGCGACAAGCCATGACATTGACGGCAATGGACAACTACATTTACACGGCGTATCAAAAACGCCGTATTCCAAAGGGTGTCATATCTGTCACGACAGACAACCTTGAATCCATGAAGGCGTTTTGGAAAGCAACCGATGAAAAATTGGAACGTGACCCACATTACATCCCTCGTGTTGGTATTGAATCACAATCAGGTCGTGGTGGTGTCAATTGGATTAAGTTCATGGACACGCTTGAAGAAATGCAGTATATCGCTGTGCGTGACGAGATACGTAATCGTATAGCGGCTTTCTATGGTGTATCGTCAATCTTCATGGTTGATAACGGTAAATCAGGTGGTCTAAACAACGAAGGATTGCAAATACTTGTCACCAATCGTGCTGTTGAATTTGGTCAAAAAGTCTACACCGAAGTGTTGTTCCCACGTCTACTTCGTCAAATGAATATTAATGATTGGAAACTCACACTTTATCCAAACGAAGAAGAAGATGAAATTACACGTCTACGAAGAGATGAACAAGAACTCAACGTTGCACAACGTATGGCACAACTTGGATTCCAACCTGAACTCTTGGAAGACCCATCGAACCGTGATGTACGATTTGTATATCGTAAACCACCACCTGCTCCAGCACCTCCACCCGGTGGTGCGCCTCCACCCGGTGGAGGTATGCCCCCACAGATGATGGGTGGTCGAGGTATGCCACCAATGCCACCCGGTGGAGGTATGCCACCACAAATGATGGGCGGAATGCCACCGCAAATGATGGGCGGAATGCCACCGCAATCACGACAACTTCCTCCCGGTATTGCACCACCACTACAACCCGGTAGTGAAGGAATGGGAATACGAAATCGTGGTCCAGTAGCACCGCAACGACGTGGTACAATGGGAAGTGGTTCACCAATTTCAAGCGTTCAACAACGTGGTCCTGAACCTTCCATAATGCAAAACGTATCTAATGCTCTTTTGAATGCCCGTAGACCGAGAGGGCGGTAAAACTCTTTAAACAAGTACACAATGACATTAACAAGAGGGGTTCTCATGGATTTATTGAAAATGCACCCAATGGCACGAAAAATGGAACAAGCAAACAAGGCTTTCTTAACGGCTCTTGAACAAGGAGATGGTAGTCTTGCAAAGCAACATCTAAACGAAGTACAGAAACTATCGGACTTTTTGCTTGAAGACCTACAAACTGAAATCTTTAAGGCTGAAAATGCCGCTTCAAAGACTGGTGCAAAAGACATCTATGTAAACGGAGTAGCCCCGTATGCATTCCAAAAGAAAGACAACTATGTGCCACTTACTGGTAACCGTCTTTCAGGAACGGTACAAAGCCGACAATCTCGAAGTAACTTCCGACCTGCAAGCGGTACATTTGGACGACGAGGTTGAGTTCTATGGCTGATAGCGATGCACAGCAGTTGATGAGTGTTCTCATTACCAAGATGGAGAACATGGATTCTGACTTGGCATTGCTTAAGCAAGAAAACGAGCGTCTTCGTGCAACCATCAACAACCCAAAGGCGTTGCTACGCAAGATGGGATTGGTTTCTTCATCTACCCCATTGTCAATGGATTTGGGCTTTGACCCACTTCGTGCTGATATGGAAAACGATTCAATTCTCAAGGGTGACCCAGTTTCATCTATACCACAAACTAATGAAGAGTTCCACGGTATGTCGTGGGAAGAAATCCATGAGATGGCCGCAACAGCAAAAGAACAGGAGATGAAGTCATGAAGCCACGTTTTAGCGAAGCCCCTTTGCTTACCAAAGCAAGAGAAATAGAACAACGTTTGAATCAATTGGAACTAATGAAAGCAAAAGATTGTCCTCATTGTAAGGATGGTAAACTGGATAAAGCGGGAATGTGCAAAGCAGGTTGTATGCCAAGTCACAAGATGGCTAAGGCTGACATGGCTACCAAGGACAAATACTGCATGAAGAACTTCGGTAAGAAATACTCGGAGTGTTCGGAGAAGGAAAAGGCTCAATGCGACAAGGTTCATGGTAAAATGGCAAAAGCCCAACCCGGTTTCAAGGCTGAAAAAATTACAGACATAAACCCTGCTTTTATGGCTGAATCGGGTGGACAAACCAAGAGTGGTTACTTTACCACCAACGGTAAGACTATTGAAACAGAAGACGCACCAAAGAAAAAGAAGGGTAAGGATGCAACCAACATGGAGCAACTTTCAACTCGTATGAATCCACATGCAGGTGGCGGTGTGGATAGAGAAGATAGAATGGGTGAGCGAAAACAATAGGTGGTTTACGTGGCAAAAGTGTTAGTAAAAGCATCAAGTAAGGCTCTTATGCGTGAAATGAGTGAGCAACGACCTGTACCAACAATCTGTGGTACATGCGGTGCAACACAACAAAGCGGTTGCAATATGCCTGAAATGATGGGTGCTGACCTCCACGCATGTCCAGCATTCAAGCCGCTATGATGGCGGTGAAAGTATGTCGTATGACCAACTTGACATTGCGAGTGTCGATTTGCTAAAGTCGTTGGACGACAAACTTGACCTTGAACGTAATGCGGCTGAATACATTATTGCATGGCAATCCATGCAAAAAGCACCAAGTGAAATTATTTACACATCGCTGTATTCAATCGCTGATGCAATTATCAAAGAAAAAGAAGAGGGAGAAGATTCTTTTAAACAAGAATATGAAACTGGAACAGACACAGGTGCGGGATTGCTTCTCAATACGCAAGACACACAAGACGATTTGACAAACCACATTTGGGTTGATGGACTACAACGTGGTAAGAAGAACGCTGACCACCACTCCGTATGGCCTGTGTACCGACCAACAGCAGGTCATCCATACAAAGAATATCACTTCCCATTTCACCCCGCTAATCACCCGCTTCTTCGTATGCATTCTGTAACAGGTATGCCGCATTTTGTTGAAATGCTTCGAGCACACACGTTTGGCGGTTACATGGATGAAGAAAAAGAAATGGAAAAGGATTACTTGGATGAACTTTCAAAAGAAAAGCATCCGTTAATGTTTGGATTTCAACCCGAAGGAACAGATAAAACATTCAAACTGCTTGGAAGTATTTTGCAAAATGGCTCAATGCTTTCACATCAAAAAGACCTTTACCAGCGTGATTTTCACCGATGGAAGAAACAAAACACAGAACGAGAAGATGAGTATCTTGCAATGGGTATGACCCCAAAAGATGTTTTTCAAAAACTGCGTGAAGACCACTTTGAAGACCGAGCAAGGCAATGGCTAAGTGAAGATACGGTACTTGATGATAATTACAAAATACATCCTACCGCATTGGGACATCACGGTTACATGCTTGGCCTTGAGTGGTTGTCACCTGAAGAACGTACTGCGGTTATGAAAGGTATACGTGAAGGTGTAGACGATAATCACTTAATTGAATTACCAAACGGTCAAAAAGTACCATCGGCTCGTTTTACGCACAATGCGATTATGCGAAAAACACCTGAAATGAATTGGGCTGTACGAAGTCCGAGAATGTTAGGACCGAATGCTTCACTTCGACTGGAAGACAATGATACCGATTATGAAGCAAGTGAAGCAGGTCGTTTCTTACAGTCGGGTATGGCAAAAGGAGCGCACCTTCCATACGGTTCAAACGATGAGTCCATTGCTAACATTATCCTTAACGAAATCAATGAATTGTATGACGGAATGCGAGAAGACGCTGGAAAGGGTTACAAGCAAAGAATGAAGTTTTTACCACGACTCAATCTTCACCAAACAGGTGAACTTCCTGAATTGGAATGGGAGCAGTTGAAAGATGCTGAACGAGCACAATTTGGTAAAAGAACCATGAAAGTAGACCATGCAAGATTACCTATTGAAGACATTTTGTACATGGCGGGTTTTCATCCTAAAACAAGAGAACTACTATCCATGCATCCTGTTTATGGAAAAATGGACGGACCGCTTGTACCGCTTGACTGGATTGAAAATATCGAAAAAGATGCTTCTTCGTCCATGAATTTGCAACAACAAGAAAAGGATATTCGTAAGCACTTATCGTTTTTGAAAGCCGTTCACGGTCCAGCACCGAGTGAAGACAAGCCTTCGTATTGGCGCACAAGTGAAGACGGAAGACACACTTATGGTCTTGGTTCTTTTTGGTCAAAACCGTTTCAAGGAATTGGTGGTGCGGGTATGACATTACCTACGTACAACGAAATTATTCACGCTACTACTTCGGACGATGACAGTGTATCATTGCTTGGCGAAATGCATGATTTTGGTGGAAGTAATGAAAAAACCGTTATCGTACCAAATCAAAACAATATTTCTTTGGGTGCTCATTTTATGCCTGAACACTCTCAACAACACGGTCAATACGATAAAAATGCGAAAAAATATGTTTATCATAATGAATTTAAAACCATTCAAAATATACTTTCACCGTCAAATGTTTCACGACCAGTACCAAGTGCGTCATCAAAATCAGGATTTAAAGAAGGTAAAACGTCGAAAAACAATTTTACTGAACATAAATCATCGCTTTCAGCCCCGTATGAATATACAATACGACACATGACAGACGGTGAGCGAAAAGATTTGTTTGAAAATCAACCTCATCTTAAAGCGTTCAATAGTGTACTTACAAGAAATCCATTCATACATCACGGCTCATACCGCAATTATGCGCCATATGGAAGCGATAAGCATATTGTCAATAACGCACAAGATTTACACAAACTCATTATGCAGTTGGGTCGGTATAATCACTTAAACAATCCTAATGAAAAATCTGTTATACCGTTTAACGATTTCATACGAGGTGCTCAACCAGTAAGTGGTGGCGAAACCACCGAAGATATGCTTGCGTATTTAGGATGGGGTGTCCCATCACCATCATTTGGTAAAGTCAAAGACTACTTGCAAAGCAGTGAACAACGTGAAGGATTGCGTTTCTTAACTGAAATATCAAAAACCATTCAATCTACAAATCCAAAAGCAATTTTGGAATATTTAGAAAAGGAAGATTTTGAAGACCTATACCAACGTTTAGGTTTTAACAAGAATGAAACTGCTCCAATAAAGCAAATTGTTGATAACTTCTTGGATGATGTATTGATAAGTTTGTCAAGTCGTGGTCGCTCGTTTAAGCACAAGAAACCAACACTTCTTGATGCTGTTACAAGTGGTTTGAGTTTTGGTGGAGCACTCCCTGCATTTGAACAAGAAGAAAAATTGCAAGCAGAAGTTGATGATTTAAATCAGCGTATGGTCGAGGCTGATGATATTGATAAGCCTGTGATTCAACAACAACTTTCTCAAAAAGTTGCTGAATTGACTTCGCTTCAACAGCAAGCCATTGAAAGCACTCAAGGTAAAATGACAACGCATTGGAAAATAGACCAACGAAATGAAGAAGACCTCAAGAAAGCACACCGTATGTTGGTAGCACAAGTTGCACCGATGATTAAAGAAAAAATGCTTGAGGCCGACCCTACTGCTTTTGACCCAAACGACCCGCAAAAATTCATTGACAACAATGCACGAATGTTCCGTGATGCACAACGATACATTACGCATGTACCGCACGATGTACACGGATTGCAAACACTTGGTTACGGTCTTTCATTTGACGATATAACGTACGATAAACCCCCTGCAAATGGTAACTTCCATCAGAATGTAGCATCGCATTTGCAAGAGCATGGATTCCAAGTAGACGGTAACATGAGTGTGGAAGAAGTGCTTGAAGCACTGGCATTACCAAAGACTCCTGAAATGAAAGAACATGCTCGTTCAATTATCGACAGGTCAAATGAAATGAACACACCATTGTTTGCTTCTACAGTCAATCAACTATTGATGCATGGTAACATAACCGATTTACACAACAGTGACATTACACACCTTCACGATGAAAGTATACTTGGACAAGATGACAAAGACTTGAATGATGCAATGCGTTTCTCAAAGTTGGCTCAAGAAAATGGGTATCATGGTGCGCTCGATACCATTTACTCGGAGGTTAAGAAACCAAGTGCCTTCAAGTCATTCCCTCAATTACACTCATTACCACGTCGTGTAAAACAACTTATGGGTGGTTCATTTACAGCACTGGCTGATGCTAATGGGTTGGAGATGATTGAAAACGATGTTCATGGTGCTCAACAATACAAGCGTGGTTCATCAGGAAAAGGTCTTCCTCAAATCGCCGCTACGACACGAAACAACTTAGACACGATTTTGCATTACAATCCAATGGTTGAACAAGAAGGTCGAATGGAACAACCCACAACTTCCATCAGTGCAAGACCCGGTATGACACAAGTACCTGTTGGTGCGCCTAATCCTAACAATTACGGTATATTCGATACGTTTGATGCAGGTGGGCATCATGGTGGATGGCTCGCCGCACCATCGGTTGGTGTTGAGTTTACACCTGATGGTCAAATTGTAGCGGGTACAAATGTCGAAGAGGGATTGTACATGACTGTGCCACACGAACTTACCGATATGGTACATGGAAAAGATGTCCGAGAACAAGTATGGGGTAACGCTCCACCACCAAGAGAAAGCAATCTACCTATCTTCGGTCTTGACCCTGAAACGTTCCTACCAATCGGACAAGACCCAAACAAACTGGCTCTCAACGAAATGACGGAGTTTATTCAAGGAATGCTTAATCCTGATGAGTTGTTGATAAAAGAAGAAGACCCACAGTGGACTCCTTTGATTCGTCCAATGCATCGTATCTTTGAGATGAGTGACTTGGAACACCTACGTGGATTTAGCGGTTCATGGGTTGTATCAAAGTGGTACGACGGTAAGCGTGTCATGCTCATTAAGAACGGCGATGAAGTCACTGCCTTGAATGAGAAGGGTAAGAAGGTTGGTCTTCGCAAGAACCACCGTGAAGCACTGGTAAAGGTAAGCGACAAAAACTACGCTATTGACGGAATTATGGGGGATGAAGACCTCAATATTATTGATATTATTAATTACGACAACAATGATATTAGCGACATGCTGTTGTTTGAGCGTGTCAAGATTCTTCGCTCACAATTTGAAAGCCACGAGAATGTCATTGTACCCGGACCGCACGATACGAAAATGACAGACAGTGAAGGCTTGAAAGAATCTGTCAAGCGAATGCAAGATGACCACGATAACCTCTTGTTGCGTGATTCTAAATCGACATACATGAAAGGTGAGTATCGACATCCAAAGTGGATATTGTACCGACCGACTCGTGACTACAACTTTATTGTGCTTGACCGACGAGGTAATGGACCGTACACATACCAATTAGGTGCAGGTCCACTGCTTGATGATGAAGGACTGCAAAACCGAGCCGTTACGATTGATGGTAAACACTACATGGACATAGGTACAGCACGACGTGAGCAAAAGGCGTACAAGGTTGGTGACATTGTACGAGCATCGGTAAGCGGTATTACCAAGAAGACTCGTGGTGAAAAAAATGTCTACACCGTACAGATTCGTCAAATCGAAGGTGAGGGTGAGGGTGAAGGTCCAGCGAGCACCGAGTCGCTTGACTTGCTAACCAAAGGTTACCTACCTATCAATATCCCACACGACGTTGAATACGACGAAGATGGTTTACATGTTATTCTAAAGGACATTGATACTGTAACGTATCAAGTTGATGAAGTCGGTGATATGTGGTATGTGCATTCTCCAGTAAGTACAATGGGTGATTTGTACAAAAACGACTACAGTGTAACACTGGCTGAAAGTCTACAACCGTTTTGGAGTCCACTTGCACCACTTTTGTTTAGCGGTCAATTACAAAAGAAGTCAAAAGTCGAAGACCTTGAAATGCCAAAGAAACCATCACCAAAGCGTATTGAAGAAAATTCAGTAGGTATTATTGAAGAAGATGATGAGAATATCTTACTCAAACCCGAAGAGAAGAAAAAAGCATTGGAAGTTATTGTACGTACATTGGATAAACTTGCGAAAGAACGTATGACATGGACTGGACCAAAAGGGTTGGGCATTGATTTAGGTACACCTGTCGAATCCCCTGCTGGACCTACACAACTTACTGATGAGCAAAATTTACCTGACTATCATCAACGAGTCGATGATATTGAGCCTAAGAAAAAGAAAAAACCGCAACACTTCAAGCCTGTTGAAACAGATACCGAAGAGGGTGAGCACCTTAGTTTGGACTTCAAAGACGATGAACCTGTACTTTCCAAAGTATAGTACGGGTTTAAATATGGTTACAAAGAATCGTTAGTTCAATGCTGACGCTAAAGCAACCTTCTATGGACATCGCTCTCCTCAAGAGTGGGTCTGACTTAGTTGTTGCAGGTTATGCATCGGTCGAACTTGTCGATAAGCAAGGCGACCTTATTACTCGTGGTGCTCTAAAGGATGCATTTGACGGGTTCATGAAGAGTGACAAGTACCGCAATGTGCAACTTGCTCACTCAAACATCCAAGTCGGTGAAGTCTTGGATTCTTACGTAGACAGCAATGGCCGAATGTGGAAGTCCGAATGTGACGACACTGGCATGTTTGTTGTTGTTCAACTCCGCAACGACATTGAGAAGGCTCGTGAAGTAGCCGCCGAGATTCGCAAGGGTAACCTTCGTGGATTCTCAATTGGAGGACAAGCATTCAAGCGAGTGCGAAAGTCTGACAACATCAAAGGCGACTACCAAGAGATTTCAAAGATGGAATTGCATGAAATTACTATTTGTGAGAAGGGTATCAACCCTGAAGCACAATTCAGTATACTAAAGGAGGACACAAATATGACAAGTGAAGTTGATTTGAACAGCGTTATGGAACGATTAGAAGCCCGACTTGATGCAATGGAGAAAGGAGAAATTCCTCCTCAACTCCGTGAGCACATCAAGGATAAGAAAGATGACGAGCCAAAAGAAGAAAAGAAAGATGGTGAAGACATGAAAGAAGAAAAGAAAGATGACGACAAAATGGCGTACATGAAAGGTGAAGAATTTGGTGATGTTATTACATCCGAATACCTTAACTGGATGGAAGACACATTGAAGTCGGCTGGAGTCGATATTGGTAGTGCTCGTGCTCACTTTGACGACTTGGCTAAGGCTCAACTTGGTGGATTCGACAACCCTGATTCCGTCGATGGTGCTGACTACTTTGGTGGTCAAGTCCGTGGACGAGGACAGGAAAACGGTTCTCCTTCTACTGGTGCTCTTTCAGCCCTCACCTCTGGTGGTGGCAAGCAACCTGCTGGAGCAATGGGTCCAGCACAACTCTCAAAGGGTTACCTCAATGAAGGCAATGTTTCCCAAGCCGACATTGAGAATGCATACGAAGTCTACAAGGCTGCATCCCTTGAACAAAACTTCCGAAACAATTTGGAAGCAAACTTTTCCCAGCGACTTGCAAAAGAACTCGAAATCGAGAAGCAAGAAGCCGAGCGAAGCACCTTTGATGCTCGTGGACCTCTTGAAGAAGTCCTCAAGTCTATTGGTGACCTCTCCGAGCGCATTGATAATTTGAGCACCGAGAGCCACACCATTGCAAAGTCTGCTTCCTCCGCAAATGTTGAGATACCATCAACCCAAGACTTGGGCAACATGTCATGGGATGAGGTTCACAGCCTTGCAAACAAAACGTTGAGGGGAGCCTGAATTTAGGAGTTGAAGAATATGGCAAGAGATTACATCCGAAGCATTACAGACATGGAACGATATTATTACGGCGCAGGTAACGCAATGGGTTACTCCTACTCCGGTAGCGAGTTGCTCAAGGCTGACGCACCTATGCTGTCTACGACCGCAGGTACATACCAAGCAATCTACGGACGCAAGGTTTGGAGCCAGTTGAACCAAGAGTTCAACGCTTTCTCCATTCTACCAAAGCGACCGTGGGAGCGCAGTGGATGGCGAGTCATCACCGCACGACCTTCTTTCACAGTTGGTGGCGGTGTTGCTGAAAACGCTACACTACCTGACACAACCAAGCCTACCTTCCAGCACATTGCGGCCAAGCCAAAGACGGTTGTCCACACATTCGACATGAGCGAAACCGCAATGTTCCTTGCTGACAAGGACGACGGACTTGGCGACATTCGAGCAATCCTCAAGGAAGAGATGGGTAAGCACCACGCTGAACACATCAACAAGATGATGACCACAGACAAGGGAACTGCGGCAGGGAACGATTTCGAGTCCCTCGACCGTGTTACTGTCGGTGCATCCGCCTCCGGAGATGAGGACATGTACAGCATCGACCGAAGTGCAAACTCTTGGTCCCTCGCTGAACACAACGAGAACAGTGGTACAGACCGTGTGCTCTCCCTCGACCACCTTGACGACCTCTTCCAAAAGATTTGGACTCGTGGTGGTAACCCGAAGGTTATCCTAACTGGATATGACACACTTATGCGTCTACAGCAACTCCTCCAATCGCAACAGCGATTCATGGAAGAGAAGCGTGTTACCCCTACCTACAACGGTGTAAAGGGTGTACCCGGTATCGAGGCAGGTTTCATCGTTGCTACTTACAACGGTGTTCCAATCATTCCTTCTAAGGATGTACAAACTGACACTCTAAGTCGTATGTACTTCCTCGATACTGATTACTTATACTTCTCCACTGCAATCCCAACGCAGTACTTTGAGTCCGGAATTGAAACTGGCGACCCATTCGCTATCAACCGTCTTGGACAAGAAGGTATGTACCGCACAATGGGAGAACTTTGGACTACTTTCTTTGGAGGTCACGGTTCCATTCGGGATTTGAAGTGAGGAGAAAAAAAATTACGGAGATGATGAAATATGGCAGCAGTAACATACAGACAAATAACATACACACCATCAGCAGGTCAAGTCCACGTTATGATGGATTTACCACTACAAGGTGGTGTAGACCAAGACAAGACCAAGTGGCTTGATGGATTTAACGGTGCTTATCCCGGTTCTCTAACTGGTTTCCAAGCATCAAATACCGATGGTAGTGGTGAAGTACACAACCCACGATTGATTGTCGCAAAGTGGTCAAACGCTACTGACAATGCAACTCTTACCCTTTCCGGTTCTTGCAGTGACATCGTTCACACAAGTTGCCAATGGTTGGGAGATACAGGTTCACTTGACCCTCTATTGATGCAATCCGTCGCAACTGGTGTACTTGTAAACGATGGAAGTCACTTCTTGACTTCTGAAAGTTCAGTTGCAGTTGATACCGTTGATGCGACCACCCAATTTAGTGCTGGTGATGTAATCACTACTCTTGAAGGAGCACATCTTGGAACTATCAAGGAACTTACAGCAACTTTGATTACGCTTACTGAAAATACACCAGTCCAAACAAACGACAATACGGAACTTTACAAGCGCACTCCGTTGATTCTCAAAAACGTGAGTGGTAATACTGAATCAGTTGTTTTGATGATGCTTGTTGTTTGAGGTGAGTTCTCTTGCCTTTGGTTACATACACTGGTCCTTTTTTTGAAAGGCGACGAAGAGATTCCCCGACATCATGGATTAGGGGAGAAACTTTGGAAGTAAGTCAAGGATGGCTGGACCAGTGGCGACACAGTTTACCACTTGTACACTTCAAAATTGAAGGCGACGAAAGTGTAACTGTAGACGGTGGAAATGATGGCATTCCTGACTCCGGATGGAGTCGAAAGGATGTACTCAATTGGTTAGATGAACAAAACGTTGATACACCAAGTGGGTACATGACCAAAACGAAGGCACTTGAACTCGTTGAGGCACATCTAAACCCGTCCGAGGAAGAGGAAGCAACAGAAGAAATTACAGGAGATGAAGAATAATGGCAGTAACAATTGACCCACGACCAACCGTTTTTGGCGACCGAGTTATAATCACTGGTAGTACCGATGGTGCAGAAGCAATTGATTTGAGCGATTTGCTCGTTTCGATTGATGGCGCAATGGTAAACAATATCGGTGGTGCGGCTCCAGCCCCAACATCGGGAATCAGCGATGCGACACTCAATGTTGGTAGCGCATGTACATTTGTAGCAATGGGTCGTCGCTCTTGAGGTGACGACACATGGCGGCACTAACCAAAGTCGGTTCAAAGATTATTGGACCTCTTTCACCAAAAGAGTTTAGTGACTTGAGCACGCTGCAAACGACCATCAACACTGCTATACAAGCGGTAAGCGATGCGAGTGCAACCAACGCAGTGCTTGGTACTGAATGCATTACGGTGCTTGGAAACACGTTTATCGTCGTTCTCTACCAACTCGCTTGAGGTGAGTAGGTGGGATTCGAGGTACGCAACATTGACCTAAGCGACATGGCTCGTGCTGGTAAAGAAGGCGTACGCTTTGACGTGAGTAACGTAGCCGACAAGAAAGAAAGTCCCTTAGCAGGGGTAACGAGTGCTCAACGTAACCGTAATCGTCATATCGGTGATGTACTTAACATCGGAGCAGGGACACGTTGCACGCATTGCGGTTTTCTTCACTTCCTGTGGAGAGAAACCTGCGGGGCTTGCGACAAACCCATGGAATACAACTTAGGCCATCGAGATGAAACCAAACGAGCGTGATTTAATGGGTAAAGTATTTGTAAAAGCAATAGCACCACACCGACAAAAGGTGTTGCAAGGCGACAAAGAGATGCGCTTGCAACAACTTGCAAACCGAATGATGGCTGACCAAATGCGTCAAGCGGGTCAAAGTCCTACTGGTGACATGTTCACACAAGGCCGTGACAAACTCATGAGGGACATGGTGATGAATCCTGAAGCCCACAACATCAAGTTCTTGGGCGAAAGAGTACCCTTTGAGGGGCAAACTTTGGGAAGTTCGCTTAGTGAGCCTGATGTAGCAGGTGAGCAAGCGGCTATTGATGCTAATTTTGGTAACTCACCTGAAGAACAACAAGTGTTTGACCATTTGATGAGTCTTAGACCTGAAGAACAAGAAGTTCTTCAAAGAAATCGTGATACTTCACCTCAAACTGCACAAGACAAACTCATGTCTGAAATCATGGATGAAAAAGGCAACCTAAAGCCTGACAGTCAATTTATGGATAGGGAAGAAGACGAGGAAGATGAGGAAGAAGACGACCGCCCACAAAGCGAGGACGACCTCATGGACCGTATGGCTCGAAAGGCTGTACACCACATTAGCAGTTTCCGTGATGCTTGGGCGGTAATGAAAAACGACCCGTATGATTGGCAAGGTCAAGAATACGACACACATTGTCCAAGATGCTACAAAGGTATTTATCGAGAAGATGAAGATGACTTGTTTATGATAAACAATATGGGCATGTGTACTGATTGTGCAATGAAGTGAGGGAGGAATATGTATGCCAGTAGTATTCTCACCCGGT